GTGGTGGATGCTGATGGTAACCCGTTGGTGGTTTATCGTGGGGAATCGCAGGGCGGTGACTTTTCTGTTTTTGATATTAAAAAGACTCGCGAAAAGTCTTTTTTCTTCACTTTGGACAAGCATGTTGCGCAAGACTATGCGCGTGGGCAAGAGCCTCGTTCATTTTATTTAAGTGCAGAAAAAGTGCTTGACTTGACACGCAGAACAAAGGAATCCATTGATTTTGTCAAGTCATGGGGAAAAGTCTGGGAAGAGGATGGGTGGGTTGATAGAGAGACTGGAGAAGAGATTAATCCATGGGATGTTGTTGAGAGCGGAAGGATGTTTGATTTTGAGGGTGACTGGTCAAGCAGGCGGTGGCTTGATTTGCAAGCATCCATAGAAGTTGCTGGCTATGACGGCGCATATCTTCCAGACACCCACAATGGTGGGCAGTTGATGAAGTCAATTGTGGTATTCCGGCCAAACCAAATTAAATCAGCCACCAACAACAATGGCGACTTCGACGGCACGAACCCCGACATTCGTCTATCGCGCGGCCATGGTGGGGGAATAGAGTTGGCCAACCTGCAGGCGCTGGCCAAACGCATCAAGGCGCGCATGCCCAACATGCCGAAGGTGCACGTACTGGCATCGCCGGCTGATGCGCCCAAGGCCCTGCACGACTACGTTGTGAAACAGGGAGCCATGCTGGATGCCGAAGGCGCTTTGCACAATGGTGAGCTCTACCTGTTTGCCTCGGGCATGGCTGACGCCTTGCGCGCAGAGCATGTGTTGGCAGAGCATGAGGCCGCCCACTTTGGCTTGCATGCGCTGCTGGGTGACAGCCTCAAGACCACGATGCAGGCGGTCTACAACAACAATGCGGCCGTGCGCCAGGCGGCGACCGAGTTGCAAAAGCGCGGCAAACTCTCCAACAGCGAAGCCACGGAAGAGGTGATTGCCGACATCCCATCTAGCGAACTGGTCAAGCTCAAGGGTTGGCGCAAGCTGGTGCTGCGTGCGCATGACTGGCTGGAGGCCCACGGCTTTGACGCCATGGCCGCCAAGCTGGGCACCTGGCTGGATGGCAGTCTGGACGACCAGCAGCGCGCCGACCTGTTCGTGGCCAACCTGGTGCGCAATGCGCGCGCCTATGCCGCTGGCAAGAAACATGCAGTGCGCAAGGTCAAGCCTTCGACCAACCTGTCAGAAACCAAGTTGTCGACCCTGGCCGATGACCTGGACAAGCAGGAGCAGTGGCTGATGGCTGAGGCACGGGCGCGCGGGTTCAAGGACATCGAGGATCTGCTGGAAAAAGATTATCCGGTGTTTGAGAAACTGGCGCTGTTGTGGCGCAAGAAAAATCCGGCTGAGAATGGGGTGTTGCTGTCGCGGAATTTGAATAGATATGCTATCGGAGCAACTATGTCATGGGGAGATTTCAAGCGCATGGTTGCCAAAATGCCGCTTAGAAACTCCTTTGGGAAAATGTCAGAAAATGAAAAAGCAGATATGTCTGCTGCTGGAGAAACCTGGAGACTGATGTCTCTTGATCCCAAGACTTTGACCCCGGTTAGCGACAAAAATCCAGACACAAAATACCCAATTATTGTTACTTCAGATGGCGATGTATTGGATGGGCGCAACAGGAGAGCTCGCTCAATTGAGCGCGGAGATTCTGTTATTTCCGCTTGGGTTGCTTCAGACGATGGCGGCGCAATGCTGTCACGCGCAACGCCGCAAGGCACTGCCACCGAGCGCGCCAATCTGATCATCAACACCAAGGCTGGCACTGCCAAACCGATTGACTCGGTGGTCAAGGCCTTCACCAAGATCACCGGCATTGAGCGCCTGACGCGCGCCATTTACGGCCGCGCCGGCTACCTGCTGGACCGCTACACGCCGGAAACCATCAAGGCCGGCATGGTGGCTGACTATGGTGTGCCCGAAGCCGTGATTGACCAGCGCGCCATGATGCAGGGGCGCCAGCGCGTGCAACTGCGCCAGGCCGGTAACCTGATTGACAAGCTGGCCACACTGACCCGGGCCGAGTCCCGCGTGGCTTACGAGTGGATGAACGAGACAGATCCGCACACCATCTACACCATGATGCAGAACCTGCCGGAAGATTCGGTCAAGGTGCTGATGGAAGTGCAGGCCATGGTGGACAAGCTCTCGCGCGAAGCGGTTCGTATGGGCCAACTGAGCCAGGATGCCTACGACCGCAACAAGTTTGCTTATCTGCGCCGGTCCTATGCCAAGTACACGCTGACCCAGACCGAGGGCGAAAAGAAGGGCCGCGCCCGGGCCATTTCGATTCTGGGTGACCAGTACAAGGGTCGGGGCCTGACTGAATCGGCCAGCATGGACCAGATCAAGAATGCCGCGCCCGACTGGTGGGCGCGCAAGATGGTCAAGGGCAAGGCTGACACAGCACTCAAGGGCGTGAAGCTGATGCGTCTGGAGCGCTATGCGCCTGCCGGTGAGCGAACCCAGGCCCTGCCGGGTATGGATGGCAAGCAGGCCGGAAAACTGCGCGAAGTGGCTTACGTCCCCGCGGGTGAGCCGCTGCCGGCCAAGTATGCCGAATGGACCCAGGCTGGCGTGTTTGAAGTGCGCGACACCAAGGGGCCCAACGCCATCCTGTGGCGCGATTTCACCAAGGACGAGCGCGAGAACATGGGCGAGATTGATGAAGCCCGGTTCGCCATTGCCAAAACCCTGCATGCCATGGTGCATGACGTGGAAGTGGGGCGCTACCTGGAGTGGCTGGCTCACAACTACGCCAAAAAGGAGGGCGAGACGATCCCTGGCCTGGTGGTGAATGCCTCGGAGCGTTATGCCGACACCTTCAAGCCGGGCGAGTGGGTCAAGGTGCCAGACAGCAAGATTGCCGGAACCAACGTGCAGAAATACGGCACGCTGGCCGGGCGCTATTTGCCAGGCCCGGTATGGAACGATCTGCGCCAGACCGTCAACGGTCAATTCAGGCCATTTGGTGACACCTACGGCAAGATTCTGTCATTCTGGAAAACATCAAAAACAGTGCTGTCGCCAGCGGTGCACATGAACAACATCATGAGCAACTTTGTGATGGCGGACTGGCATGACGTGACGGCCGGCCATGCCGCCAAGGCGCTGCGGATCCTGCTGGGTGCCCATGGCCAAGACGGCAAGGGTGTACTGGGATCTGCCGGCAATGTGCTGTCCGGTGGCCTGGGGCGCGCGGACCGCGAAGCCTCGCAGGAAATTATGAACCGCTACCTGGATTCGGGTGGCAACTTGGGATCGTGGGCGACCAATGAAATAGCGACCAAGCAGATCGAGCCGCTGTTGGCCGCCATGGAGCAGGAACTGGCCCTGACGGGCGGCGCCTCGCACCAGGCCCAAGCCGGTGTGATGTCTGCGCTGCAGCACGCGCTGATGCTGCGTTTCCCAAGCGCCTTTGAGTCGCTGAAAAATTCCAAACCTGGCCAGGCCGTGGGCACTGAGGCCAAGTCCATGATGGAGCTCTACCAGTCAGAGGATGAAGTCTTCCGGCTGGCCGCCTGGTTGAAGGCCAAGGAAGAGGGCAAGTCGGACATGGAAGCCGGAAAGCTGTCGCGCAAATCGTTCCTTGACTACAACATCAACGCACCTTGGGTACAGGCCATGCGCAACTCGGCGCTGCCCTTCATCGGCTACACCTATCGGGCCGTGCCAAAAATGCTCGACATCGCCGGCAACAAGCCCCACAAGCTCATGAAGTTGATGCTGGTGGCCGGCGCCTTGAATGCGCTGGGTTACATGATGTCGGGCGGCGATGAGGACAAGGAACGCAAGCTGTTGCCGGAAGAGAAGACCGGCAAGATCTGGGGCATGGTGCCCAAGCTGATCCGCATGCCCTGGAACGATGCCAATGCCAGCCCGGTTTACCTGGACATCCGGCGCTTCATTCCGGTGGGTGACGTGCTGGATGTGGGTGCTAACCATGCCGCGATCCCGCTGCTGCCCATGATGACGCCTGGCGGACCGCTGGTGATTGTGGGCGAGGTGGTGCTGAACAAGACCGGGTTCACCGGCAAGCCGATCACCCTGGACACCGACACACCAGCACAACAGGCGGCCAAGGTCATGGATTACCTGTACAAGGCTTTCATGCCCAACGTGATCGGGCTGCCAGGTACCTACGCCAGTACCGGGGTGTTCAATGCGCTCAAGGGCAAGACCGATGCCTTCGGCCGGGAGCAGTCGGTGGCCCAGGCCATGGCCTCGTCGTTTGGCGTGAAATTGGGAAGCTACCCGGCTGACGTGCTGCGGCGCAATGAAATGAGCAAGGCCATGGGCCAAATGATGGAGATTGACAAGAACATCAGTTCCCTGAAACGCCAGCGCATGACCAACGCGATCACTGCCGATGAGTTTGAAAAACAGGTGATGGTGGAGCAGTTGAAAAAGCAGAAAATTCAACAGGAGGCGCAGGATAAGCTGGGCGGGTAGAGAGTCTGGGGATAATTCGGGGATAAAACAGGGGTATCGAGGGGCTTGAAAAATCAATATTCATAGGGAGATATGCCCCAACAATCCCCTTTGTTCCCTAAGCGTTTGGGTTCGAGCCCCATCAGCCACCCCAGTATTTCCACTTTAAAAACAGCCACTTACGAGTGGCTGTTTTGTTTCTTGGGATAGCCCGGGGATAAAGTGGCTTCCAGCTTGTCAATTTCCCGATGGTTCTGATCACCGTCAATCCACTTGGAATAGGTGCGCTGAAACATTTCAATGCTGTGCCCGAGTTGCTTGGCGCAAAAGGCATGGTTCATGCCGGCCATGAGCATGATGGTGGCAAAGGTGTGGCGCATGTTGTAGGGGCGCCGGTAGCGGATCCCCAGGCGCTTGAGGGTGGGTGTCCAGTAGCTGCGCCGGAATGCGCGCTCATCGACCCATGGCGTGGCGTAGCGCGGGTCGTTGAACACCGCGCCACCAGCCAGGAAGGTGAATTGCTTTTGCGCCTTGATGGCGGCCAGTGACCGGCTGTTGAGTTTGACAGTGCGGACCACATTGGTCTTGGTGTTGTCTTTGTGGATCCCGCGCACCACAGCCTCTGTCACCAACACTGTGCCGCTGGCCAGGTCCACGTTGTCCCAGCGCAGGCCAAATATCTCGCTGGTGCGCATGCCGGTCCACATCCAGAACTCGACAAAGTTACCCACTTGGGCATCGTGCTTTGCCCTGATGTCGTCTACGATCGATTCGGCCTCGTCCCGCGTGAATGGGTCTGGCGGCGCCTTTTGGTATTTGGCTGGTTGTATTTCCGCAACAGGGTTATCTTTGATTTCACCGTCACCCCGCGCCATTTCCATGGCCTCGCGCAACACCTGGACGTAGTTGTTGATGGTCTTGCCGCTGAGGCCTGGGCGATCTGCCAGCGCTGTCTTGATGTGGCTTGGCTTGATTCCGCGCAGGGCCTTGTCGCCAACATGGCCAGTCCAGAACTTGATGGCACTGGAGTAACCAGCCCTGGTGCTGGCCTCGATGCGCTGGGCCTTGAGCCAAGCATCCATTTGATCTGCTACTGTGGTCTGGGCCTGGGTGTCGCCGCTGGCCGGGAAGTATTCGGCCATGCTGAATTGGCCAAGCCTGATTTTTTCGCGGATTTCTGCCGCCAGGCGCTCGGCATATTTCAAATTAGCCGGGCTGGGCAGCATAGGCTGCCCATTGATGATCAGCGTGTGGCGCTCTTGCTTTCCGTTGAGCGTGAACGTGATGCGGATTGATTTTGCCCTCGCATCGACGCCTGTCCCTGTTCTACCCATGATTCGTATCCTTTGATTGAGATAAATATCCCGCCATCGTTGGACCGTCTGAATTCGCGCCCGTCAAGCCACTTGCCATCTTCGATTTTGCGCCGGATGGCTTTTTCCGTGAGCCCGGTCACTGTTGCGGCCAGCGGGATCGTCACATAGTTTGCTGGTGTGAGGTTCATAGTTTATCCGTTTTAGGTTACTGGTGGTCGTGGCTATGGTCTAAAAAGGCACATCGTCCCAATCGTCATCCGTTGTCGCGGCCATCGCCTGCCGCGCCGCCATGGTTCGTGCCGGTGCCGCGCTTTGCTGGGGCCTGGCGGCCGGCGCCTGGCCGGCATCACGTTGACCCGGGATAAAGTCAAAGCTGTCGACCCGCGCCGCGATCTTGACGCCGGGTGTTCCGTCTGCCTTATTGAAGTGCTCCAAGCGAAGGTCAGACAGCACCGCAAAGATCTGCGTGCCCTTGGTGAGGTATTGGCTTGCGCTCTCTGCGCGCTTGCCCCAGAGTGCCGCCTCGATCCAGGTGGTGGCCTGCTTGCCGTCTGCGTCCTTCTTGCCGTAGTTGTAGGCCAGGCTCAAGCCCGAAACAGCTTCGCCGGAATTGGTGCGACGGAGTTCGGCATCGCGGCCGAGGCGGTAGACGCCTGATTGAATTGCGCTCATGATGGTCCTCAGAATTTCTTTCCGCCCAAGGCGCGGCGGTTTTCTGGTTGATGATCAGCCCTGGTGCTGTTGAAAAATAGCTTTTCAGCAATGGCACCAGCCACGTCCAGGCCCAAGCCGCCAGCCATATCAAAAATTCTCACCACGGCATCTGCCAGTTCGACCTCCAACATGGTCCGGTGGGGCAGCTTGTCGTCCATGAGCAGTTTGCGGTGGCCTTCCATGGCCTCGGACACTTCGCTGTGCACCAGGCACAGCAGTTCTCCCACGTTCTTGGTCGGCTGAATCTTCGGGTAGCCGGTGCTGGTCAAGTCTTCCCCGGTTGCCATGTTTTGCCACCAGCCGTTTTCTTTGGCCTGTCCGTGGCAGAAAAAGGTGAGCTCATTGCCCGCGTGCTGGATTGCTTTGTGATCGAGTTTCATTGTGGTGGTGTGATGTGGTTAAAAGGTGGGGTACTCGCTGCACTGCTAACTGGTGAACTAGTACGGCGCAAACAGCATCCGCTTTCCCCCGTAAATCAGTTGCCGCGCGAATAGCTTCCCAGAATCACCGGGATTTCGTTGTCAAACTCATTGCGCACCATACCGGCCAACTCTGCGGCCATTTCTTCTTGGTGCTCTTCGAGCTTGATGATTCGCAGATTGACCTTGGGTGTGGCCTCGCCCGTCAGAACACCCAGGCGCAACATGAAAACGCGCTGGTCAAATTCGTCGTAGGGCGCGCAAACAAAACGGATGACTGTTGGCAGGGACTCCGTGCTGCTGGCCTGCACGCTCTCGAACGCCGACTTGGTGGCGCCCAGGCTTTTTTCTTCGCTTTCCAGCTTGCGCATGGATTCAATGGTGATCTTGCGAACAGCCGCCACACCCTGACTCGTCTTGATTTCAATACCATTTTCTGCAAAGCAGTCGATGTGCCCAGCCCAGTCTTCAATGAATTCAGCGACCTCCTTTTGCGCGTGGCCCTGGCCACTCGCGTACATCAACAGAGCCTTGTAAGCTGCCGTCTTTTCCGATTTGATCACGGCTTTGTTGTCGGCCTGGCCAGGCCCATCTGGTGCGCCCAAGTTCAAGACAGCGACTGCGCTCATGGTTTCCTTGTCAACGAAAACCACTGCGCCCTGCTCCTGGTTTGCTTTGACGTAAGACCCAAACGACACCAGATTGGAGGTCGTCATGGTGCCACGCGCCCTGCGGCGGTTGGACAGGTAGGGCTCCAGGTCATGGAGCTTGTAATCACTGGGGAGTGCAGCTACTTCTTTGGTGCTTTGGCTGTTTTGCAGCGCAATGCCAGCGTCACGGATGGCTTGAGCTTCTTGCAAGGCGGTGAGGGTTTCTTTGTCAAACATGGTTTTCTTTCGGTTGGGTAAAAAAAGTGGGGTGGGGCGGCTGGCTACCTTCATCATTTTTCGAACGTCGGTTGTCTCGTCCGGTTGGGCCAGGAGTCATCGAGCCGGGCTTCGCCTGTGCATTCGTGATGCTAGGGATTCCAGTCATGAGCCGCCCCGTAAAACTTAGGTGTTCTTGATTTCTCCGGTCTTGCGGTCGATGAACTCCATCTGGTTCTCGGGCGCCAGGGTCAGGCGGCCAAACTTGCCAACGTGCATTGGGGTGGTGCGCTTTTCTTCTTCGCCGGCCTTGCCGTCCATCGTTGGGCGCGTGAACTTGAGCGTGTGTTCGCAGTGGACCTGGCTGGTGCCGGGGATCTTCTTGAACGTGAACTTGATCGACACTTCGCCGGTCTTGTCGTTGTCGATGCTGGCGGCGGCGACCTGGCTCAATGCAATGGACAGCTTGCGATCAAAGACGCCGCCGTCCAGGTCTTCAAGGAATTCGCTCACGCTGGTGGCGGCGCTGGTGGTTTGGTTTGTGGTGCTCATGGGATAAGTCCTTTGGGGTGGTTGAGGGGAAAGGGTTAAGCGGCCTGCTTCAAAGCCGGAGGCAACAGCCACACGCGGCCGTGACCGGCGTCGTTGGTGTACTGGGTCATGGTGCGGACCCGGCCCTGCTTGTTTTTGAGCTCCATGTATTTGCGCAGTCCGCCAGCGACCTTGCCCACGTCTTCCGTGGTGCAGCGCACACACTGGCCATACTTCATCAGGTCAAAGACCGAGTGGTATTTGTGGACCGGCGCCGCGCGGCTGGCCGGGATGGGGTCGTCGGTGATTTGCAGGCTGGCCGGGATGGCATAAACGGCCGCTTGTTTTGGTTTTTTTGCTGTTGGCATGTTGGTTGCTTGTGTTGGTATGGGGTCGCCCAGGTGCTGGATGCCACGGGCCAGGGTTGTGCGGGGAGTTGGCATGCTCAATCGGCCTTGGTCTGCAGGGTGTGTTTGAACTTGCCCACCACTTGACCGCCGATGAACTTGCCCACGGACTCGGCCTTGGCCATGTCCCCGAACAGGGTTTCGGGAACACCCGCGTAGTGGTAGACCCGGCCGCCGCCCTTAAACTGCACGGCCAGGGTTTTGCTGGCCGCGTCGTAGCCGGTGGCTGCAATATTGGACGACTTGACCGGGTTCAATTTGATGCTGGGCGCGGCCTTGGTCGGCGCCTTGGTTTGGGTGGATGTCATGCTGTTACTCCTTGGTTGACGCGGTTGATGTGCATCACCAGGGCCTGGCAGATGCGGGGGAAGTCGGACTCTTGGAAGAGCTTTGCAGCCTTCACGGTTGTGGCTTCAAATCCGAGAGTCGCAAGAAATACAGAGGTGACGTTGAAGCCCAGGCGCTCGCTGATCTGGCCCAGGCTGAGGCTGGGTGCTTGCTTTGCTTCGATCCGGTCGATGAATGCGACAGCGTTCCGGTCTGCAGTGGCCTTATCGCTGAGTACCGGCACGATAGTTTGATGGCAGGGTGGTGCGGTTGCCAACGTCATGGGCGCCAGTTGTGCTGCCTTGGCAATAGCTTCGGCGCTGGCCCGGGCGGCGTCGGCTTGCGCTGCTGCGGTAGCGGCCGCAATTTCTACATTGGCGCGCTTGGTGGCTGCGGCTTCGGCCTTTACCCGTTCCTGTTCCGCGATGCGGGCGGTTTCTGCAGCCAGGCGCGCGACTTCCTTGGCCTGGTGGTCGGCAATGCGGTTCTTGACAGCCATGGCGACAAACTCAGGATCCTTGATGGCCAGGCTTGACACGTCCGAGAACAGGAATTTGAAATCATCAGCCTCATAAATTATGCGCAGGTTCAGCGTAATCTTGTCGGCCATTTCGTTGGCAGCGATCTTTGCGCGGGCGAGCTCGGTGGCCACGGCGTCGCGCATACTCTCCAATGTCCGTTTGCCCTTGATGACGCCAGCGAAGTCCACCGGGATTGAAGGCATCAGGTTGCCAACTCGCGCAGTCATCTTGTCCAGGTGGTCGGCCATGGCATTGCGGCCGTCTCTCACGATGTCCGAGCGAATGCTGTCCTTGCGGTTCTTGACCAGCTTGTCCAACTCCAGGCGCGTGGCGCGGGCCTCGGCGCTGATGTCGTCAATCGCCTTGAACAGCTGGTCAATGCTGGCGGTCTGGCTCAGTGCGTGCTGCTTGGCGGCAGCCAGGCGCGTTTCGATGTCGCCGCACCATTTGACGGTGCTCTCGGCGTTGGCAAAGTCGCTGTCGGTCACCAGGTTGCGGTTGATGCCAGCAAACACTGCCAGCGCATGCGCCTTGTACTCGGCCAGGTTGCTGGCTGTCACCATTCCGGTGACTTCGATGTGCAGGGCCGGCAGGGTTTCAGGGGTGCGGCCGACTGTCTTGGCTTCGGTGGCCTCTGGCACGTAGTTTTCCAGATCAATGGCGAACTGGGTCCAGCCCTGCAGAATGGTGCTGCGCAATGCTTGGTCCGGGTAGTACCAGGCATGGCGCTCTTCCACAAGCTCGTCACCATTCCAGCTTGACGCCATGAACAGGCAGCGCTCGGCGCCCGACACCATGAGTTGCTGCTCCATCTGGATGCGGTACATCAATGGCAGTTCTGCGGCGCCCACAAGGGTTCGGTATTCGGGCGCGATGGTGTCGATCATGTCGAACGCGGCGCGCAACTCAGAGTTGAGCGTTTTATGTTCAAAAATTGTGGCGTCGTCCATCGTCAGCCCGTCAAACGAGGCGCTGAGCCTGCCTTCGGAGCCCGTCACTGGGTACAAATCCGCCTCGATGATCTGCTCCGCCAGCGGCCGCGCCAGGGCCTCGAAGCGGTGGCCGTCATCAAACAGGCGCTGGGTGGCTGCGTCAACGTCAGGCGTCATGCCGGTGTGCATTTCGTGCAACAACTGGGTGCGGGTCTTGTAGGCTGATGCGCCCATCATGGCAGGGGCGTCAGACGCATTGAAGTGCTGGGCGCGGTAGGCCAGCCACTGGGGGCTGCCCTGCAATAGGTTCTGCGTTTTCATGCTGTTGCTCCTTCGGTGCTGGTGGCGCGGATCATGGCCATTTGGTCCTCGCTCATGGTTGACTTGCTGCTGACCATGGCGATCACGTCTTCGGCGCTTTTCTTGCCGGACTCGATCAGGCCGCGAAAGCCGGGCAGATCCTTGGTGAATTGCGCGTCGGTGTATTCGGGCAGGGCCTTGGCCACTGACTGGGTAATCTCGCCGGTGGCCTGGTCGACTGCAGAGCTACCCATGGCGTAGCTGCCGTTGGCTTGCGGGGTGATGTCGATCACGTCGCCCAACTCTTCGGTGGTGATCAGGCCCATACCAAGCTCTGGCGCGTAGGCACGCTGCCAGAATGCGGCCGCACGGTAGATAAACATTTGGTCTGGCATCGTGAGCCACTTGCTTCCGCTTTTGCTGCTCCAGCCTTCCGCCTTGACCATCTTCCAGGTAACCCACACACCATCCAGGCGCTCTCCGCTGGCCTTTTCAACCGCCCAGGCGCGGCAGCCGTAATCTTCGGCGCCGGGTTGGCCCTTCCATTCGTAGCGCAGACTTGAGTACCGGCCGCAAGCGTTGATCGTGGCCACAAGGAACTTGGAAGACCAGCCCGGCGTGCCGTGCACGATGTACAGGTTTTGCATGACCATCAACGGGTTGGCGCCGATGCGCTGCGCCATGTCCATGGCAATCATGCAGTTGGCCAGGTTGCCCTGGTACTGCTTTGGAACCAGGTCGCTGGATGCAAATGCTTTGCTGACGCGCTGGATCAATTCAAACGAGTCGTGGTTGAAGAAACCGGCTTGTGTGACCGGTGCGTTTTTGGTGGTGCTGATTTCATTCATGATGATTCCTTTATGGATAAAAAACCGTTGACGGTTACTTGGTGGCGTGAGAAAGGGTTGGGGATGGGTCAATGCGCAATATGCCGGCGAGTGCGTCGAGGGCGTTGTAGGCGCCCAGGCCGACCGCCTTGCGGCAGCGCTTGCAGTCTGTGCCTGCTGGCGATGCTGTGGTGTAGCCGATGGCGCCGCAATAGGACCGGCCGCCGCCTGGTGGCCTGAGGTGGGTCTTCATGCTGCATACCTCACTGGGGCTGCGAACTTCTTGTCGACAAGATCAGCAATGGCGTTGTAGTTGCTGTAAACCTCGACAACCTCCAGGCCGAGAGTGCTTGCGTTTTGGAGGTCTGACACGCTGAGAGTTTTTGTGCCGGCGATTCGCGCCAGCGCCTTGGCCGCGTCGTTGATCGGGTAGATCTTGTCGACCCCGTAAACCTTCTTGACTTCAATTTGAACTTGCATTTCCTGACTCCTATTTAGTTCCTGACCACGTTGACATCAATCAACACGACCGCTCCGGTGAGCCATACCAACACGACAAACCAGCCGATGTATTTCATGGCTGCTCCTTGATGCCGTGATGTTGCTCAATCTTTGTACCAAACAGACTGGCACGCGCCGACAGCGTTTTAGCTTCACCGCAGCTACTCCAAATGCGATTCTTTTCAGATCGTGTCAGCGGCTTGATTGACAGAGTTGCTTGCGGGTCGGTGTACACATCAACAAGATCGTTGCACACATCGCCACATTTGCACATTGATGCGCCATTGATGCTGCATCGTGGCATTGATGCGCATGGCTTGCGCTGCTCTTGTGCTTGCATGGGTGCTGCTGCGTAGAGTGGCGTACCGACGGGCAATGTCTGGTCATCAATCGCGCCGACAAGGTGCTTATCACGGCTCAGGTAGTCAGTCTCTAGGAAGACGTACCCGCAAGGCTCCTGTTTTGGTGCTGGCTGTGGTGCTTCAAGAATGAAGATAGCACCTTCGTCCGGGTAATCTGTCATGTGTGCATAGACGCCGTAGCCAGCGTGACCATCTGCTAAAGTGATCTGCCAGCCGTCAACAAGTGGGCCTTCCTCATCCTGCTTCGGTGTAGCCTCTGCCTCTTGGATCGCAGTGTCAAGGTTTTCAATAGCCTTGGTGCAAGCCGTAAGCATGTTGGCGAGCTGGGTTTCTTTTGTGACAGTGGTTATCATTTCAATCCTTTTGGCGGCTTTGGGCCTTTCTTTGGCGCATCGGATGGCACGCCACGGTACTGCTTGATCCCGACGACTCTGAATTCAGCCCTGCCTTGTGTGCAAAAGTCAGTCAGTGCTGAGCTGCATGTCTCTTTGCTCATGTCAAAGCGTTGGTACGGCACCTCTGCGAGATACACCCAGTCGTCAATGCGCAGCAGCCATTTGTGGAGTTGGTCGCGCTTGGTCATTTCCACACCCACAGCAAAGCAGCAATCACGGCAATGTCTACAACGGCAGCGATGCCAATCGTCCACCAGAAGCGTTTTGATTCGCCGGGTGTCAGATAGGCACAGCAGTCGCACGTCCTGCCTTGATCACAGGCTTGGTTACAACCGTTCATGCCGCCCTCGCTGCAGTAAGTGCGATGACAAGCACGTCTGCTTCCTGCCACGTCAGAGAGCAAGCCATGCGCAGTGGCAAGTCTTTCCCGGCACCGTGTATCATGACGTTCATTCCTTCACAGTTTGACCAAGTGTTGACAGTCACACTCATGTCGCCAGCTTGTAAGTAGATTTCCTTGGATGGCGTGATGATGGTTTCTAACTTCATGGTGCCAACCACTCCGCGATCCACGCCCCCAGCTCGGCAATCATCAGCATGGCCAACACCATGCCAATCAACGACCGGGCCCAATGCACCTTGGGTTTTCCGCTGGAGTAACCTTTCATGACGCTCTCCAGGCCATCAGTAGATAAAGGACTGCCACCAGGAAAGCGCAGCTGACAATGATCGTGATGCCATCCCAGTCCAGGGCCGGCTTGCCGTCGAGCAGGGCGCTTTGCAGCATGTTCTCGGTGCGGCTGGGGATCCAGGGTTTGGCCGGCGGAGCGTAGTTGCAGCCAATCTTGATTTTGCCGGTGTCGTAGGGGGTGACTTTCATGCTGCTTTCCTTTCGTTGTAGAGGTCTTCACCGCGGTCGTATTCGGCATTGGCTGCTTCCTGCTTTGCCTTGGCGCGGTAGTCGGCAAAACATTCCATTTCGATGCAGTTGTTGACGTACTCGGCGAGGTAGCCACTGAGCTCTTCGTCGGTTGCGATCGATCGGATTTCCACGTCATAGACCAGGCCGTCCTCGACCTTGTAGCGGACGTTGACCGGCTTGGGGCTGATGCCGGTCGTGGTTTGGAATTGGTACATAAATATCCTTTTAAGGTTATCGATGGGCGTGACTTTGGGCCTGGTTAAAGTGCCTTCCAAGGCGTGACGCACCGGTAGTCGTAGTCCAGGCCAAAACACACACTGACACGGTTGGCCACCAGTTCCTTCTCGCCGCCGACATAACTCTTTTCCAGGGCGTGCCGGACAAAGCCACCAGCCTTGCAGATTTCGACAACCCGCCTTGCCCTGGCGCCTAACTTCAATCCTGGCTTGCTGACTACATACATTCCTGACTCTCCTGTTTAGTTCCTGACAAAACACCGTTTGTTGTTCTCAAGTTTGCTGGCCGGCCGCTAGAACTTCAAAAGACACCGGGCTAAGTCGCTAGGGAAACCTTGGGGGCGGATCCTTCGCTGTCTGCGTTACCAATTCTGTGTTTGCTTCCTTGGTAACCCTTCTTCCCTCTCACGGTTATAGTGTAACCGTAAACGGTTATTTTCCAAGCCTTTTTTGAATTTATTTTGAGGCGTTGCAAATAGAGGACACGGAACCCTCCATTTAGGGGGGTGAAAAACGCACGCGCATGTAACAATGTGTTGCAACGAAAGATTAAAATGATGTTGGCACGATATTTGCTCAGTCAGTCCCCTGGTAAACAGATATGAGCGCCAGCGTGGCCGCGGCCGATCATCGTGCGCGCTTTCTGCGCAGGCGTTTTGACAACCCCAAAACATTCAGTTGTGAGTCTGCCAGGGCGGTGGTGTGGCAGGACTTGGACCGCGCCTGGAGTGCAGAGTATTCTGGTGTGTTGACCCGCGACTGCTTTGTGGATTTGCGCAGTGCCGTGGTCCTGGAGACGCGCGAGGCCAGGGTGATGTTGGCGGATATGTCGCGGGTCTTGATGACGAGCATTGAGGCGCCACCGATTCCCGATAACACCTATCTCGCCAATGTGGCGCCGGCCGCGGTATTGGTGCGCCCGGACCAGTACGATGTGTGGCGCGACTATGCCGGCAAGGCGGCGAACCAGGGCATCATTCGTGTGGTGTTTTTAGTTTCTCAGTTGCCGCAGGCGCAGCGCTGGGTGGCGTGTCTGGCTGCAGGTCGGGGTTGAGCAGGATCCCCGTGACCTTGTGGTAGATCCTGGAGCGTAGTCGGTCGTCGCCCGGCAGGTCGTCATAGAGCCCGGCCAGCGCCGCGGCAAAAGGGCTGAATTTGGTGGTGGTGCTGTCTTGCATTGCCGCAGCCGGCGCAACCGTTGGAATTTCACCCGACTTGCTGATCAAGGCCAACGGGCTGACGCCGAAGACCTTGGCCAGGATCGCCAGGGTGTCGATGCCGGCATGCACCTGGCACGAAAGAATGCGCTGGATGGTGGCTTGTGCCAGGCCTTTGCCATCGTCGGTGAATTGCTTACTGCGCTCACGGATCTTGACCTGAGTGTCCAGGTCAAACCGCTTTGCCATGAGCTCACGCAGGTTCGCGGCCAGGTTTTCACGCAGTTCTGTATTCATTTCCGAATACTACAAAAATAAACAACCAAAAAAGGTTTTATCAATAACCGTTTAGGGTTATCATTGGGCCATGAACACAGAATCCATTTCCCAAACTTTCTACCGATACCTCGATGAGAGCTTCGGCCAGCATCAAAAGATCGCCAGACGGGCCGGGATTTCCCAGGCTGCAATCTCGCGGCACTACCGGCGCCAGGGCTCTCCGAGCTTGTCGTTTGTCGAGGCGATCCTGGCGGTTAAAGCCGAAGACGAGAAGGCGAATGCGTCAGCACAGGGCGTCTCCAACGCAAAACGCAGCCGCGTCAGGCGACATCTGAACACAGCCCCGGCACTCGCTCATCCAGGCAAATAGGAGTACGACGATGGCCGCGGCCTGTGCGATTTCAACCCAGGTTTTCCGGGTGAACGCAATGCCTTTGCCACGGGCGCCTGCTGCAAAGAAGCACGCCGATACCCAGCCCAACAGGGCGAACTGTCCCCAGGCGTAGTCAGCAAACATAAGAAGGACTCCCGCAATGAACCATGACACGATGTTATCCCGAGCTGCTGGGACTGGTGGTGAAAAACTCACCATTATTGCGCCTTTGACTATCCGGCAGACCGAATCTCTTGCCAAGGACATCCAAGGCTTGGCTGATTTGCGTGGAATGGAAAAAAGCGAATACATAAGGCATTTGGTTGAAGAGGACAAAAAGGCGCAGCATCGTATTTGGTTGGCTCGGAACCAATTATTTTCTGGCGAGTGCGGATCTGCAACAGATACAGCGCATGACGTGGGAATACGCGAATGAGCCTCGATTGGGTCGCAAGACAACTTGACATTGCCAGCGGCGGCAACAGCCTCAAGCTGCAGGTGCAGCGTTTTAACCCCCACCCGGCCGGTGTGATGCGTGATGGTGGCGCCGCCAAGGATGTGCTGGGGTTTTTGCAGGCGCACCCGGGGCGCTTCTTCACACTGAACCAGATCCTCATTGGCACCGGGCGCACGCCGAAGTCAGTGGACTGGGCCTGCATTTTTCTGCGTAGCACCGGGCGCATTGAGTGTTACCGCGATGACGGGCGCAATTCACGCTACCTGCGCTACGCCGCCATCAAGGAGGCCGCATGAAATCAGGAGACCTGGAAACCGCCTCACCGTTGCAGTTCCGCAACGCTTTGTTGCGCATGATGCCCGGTGCCCTGAGTGACATGCCCGAGGCCCGGCTGGTGGCCGCCCTGTTTCAGCACGCCTGGGAAGACGCCACCAATTACACCGATGCCAGGCGCTTTTTTAACGAGCGTTCTGGCGCGTTCAACACGCTCTGCAGCTGTTGCGGGCTCGATGGTAGCCAGGTGCGCCAGATGTACCTTTCGCGCAACAGGATTGCTTTGGAGCAAGCCGCCAAGGAGGCAAGTCATGAAGACCAATGTGGCCAAGACCAGCATTCGTAACTATGACGCGCTCAAGGCGTCGGGCTTTAACGGACAGCACGCGGCCATTGTCAGCCGCATGGAGCGCGGGGTGATTTATTCACGCCGGCAAATCTCAAAACTCACCGGGCTTGAAACATCGACCGTCGCCGGAAGAGTAAACGAGTTGGTGGAAGACGGTCAGATCATCGTTTGCGGAAACATCAAGTGCCCCCATTCCGGGCGCACCGTGGAAGCCGTGAAGCTGGTCGACGCACAAATGGAGTTGATGTAATGGCCAGAGCACGGAATATAAAACCCTCGATCATGGACAACGAGGAGCTGGCGGAGCTTGACCCAATCACCCGCCTGCTGTTCATTTACCTTTGGATGCTGGCCGACCGCGAGGGAAGGCTTGAGGACCGGCCTAAACGGATCGCAGCGCAGGCTTTGGCCTACGACCGTACTGCTGACGTGGATGCGATGCTTGAGAGCCTACAGCGTTCTGGTTTCATCACAAGGTACACCGCAGCCGGTGTTGCTTGTATCCAGATCACCAATTTCATCAAACACCAGACCCCACACGGCACAGAAAAAGACGGTTCATTACCCGATAAAAACGGGATGGCAACCAAGCACAAACGCGGCAAAAACGGTTACGCATCTGGTGATGTTGAGTTAGTTAACTGTGCTTTAACAGTTAAACCACAGTCCGATAACCCCCTGATTCCTGATTCCGGATTCCTGATACCTGATTCACTGATTCCTGATTCATTATCGTCACAGGCCGTTTTGACTGAAACTGACATCGAAAACATCGAAACCAGCGACGACGACAAAAAACCCAAGGATCCTTCCGAGTGGATTGTTGTGTTTTCCAAGCAACACGGGGTCGATGTCGATCACCGCAACTTTCACGACCGTAAAAAATTCTGGCCACTTGCAGCCGCTTGGACGAACGCAGGGGTCACCGTGGGGCAAATGCGCGCCGCCTGCATCAAGGCCAATGCCGAAGCCACAGAGCCGATTGCATGGCTGCCAGCTTACGCAGACCGGGTGTTGGCCTCGATGCAGTCACGCCAGACCCGACAGCAAAGCCAACACCAGCCCGAATCCTTCCGAGAGCGCGATGACCGCCTGGCGCGAGAGCGAATCGAGTCCATTTGCCCATCGATCGCTGCCAAGCCTCCGCCAAGTCGCAATGTGATCGACATCACCCCCACATCAACCCCCGTCTTTGGAGCCATCGCATGAGCTTGCCTATCGCCTGGATCGACCGCATTTTTGAGCGCCTGACAGTGCGCTACGGCAACCGGTTCCTGGACCGCTGGAAAGGTGTGAACATGGATGCTGTGCGTTTTGACTGGTCCAACACGCTGGCTGGGTTTGAGGGCTGGCCAGAGGCCATCACGTTCGCCTTTGACCACATTGATGACGAGAAGCCACCGACCGCCGCCATGTTCCGGTCGTTGGCACTCAAGGCGCCCAAGCCCGAGCGCCTGGCATTGCCAGAACCCGCAGCCGACCCAGCCCGTGTCGCTGCTGAGCTTGCCAAGCTGGCACCACTGCGCACCAAACCAGCCGAGTCCGACAGCCACGGCATGAAGGCCTGGGCCTACCGCCTCAAGGCGCGCGATGAAGCTGGGGAGCCGATCAACATGAACCAGCGGCGCTGCTACAAGGCCGCACTGGGGATGACCGCATGAGCTCCACCAAACCCAAAGCCAAGAAGGTTCCATTGACCAGCCTGTCGCCGGCCGAGCGTTCCGCCAAGCTGCTGCAAAAGAAGCCATGGGGCTTTGTCTGTGCGCCGCCTTGCGGTTTGACGGTGCAGGCTCGGGAAATCAAGAAGCTGATGGAGGCGCAATGAATGCTGGACTTTGCAACACAGTTGGCCTGGCTCTTGACGATGGCCAAGTGCCCAGGATTCAAGGCCTATGCCTGGCGCCGCGCGCAGGATCTGGAGGCGATGTTCCCCGGCATTGCGCTGGCGCTGACGAATGCGATGAAGGAAAACCCACCATGATGCGTGTCTACATTGCCGGGCCGATGACCGGGCGCCCTGATTTCAACTACCCAGCGTTTCATGCACAAGCCGCCAGGCTGCGTGAGTTTGGGTATGACGTGGTTAACCCGGCTGAAAACCCGGAGCCGCCTTGCAAGTCTTGGGAGGGCTACATGCGCATGGCCCTGGCTCAGTTGGTGACGTGTGAGGCGATTTGCTTGCTGCCTGGCTGGGCTGAGTCGCGCGGCGCGTTGATTGAGCGCAGGCTGGCGCAGGATTTGCGCATGCATGTGATGCAAGCATGTGGGGGGGTGACGTTGTGATCCCCGTTCGCCTTGGTCGCACGGCCGCCTATGCTGCCCGGTCAGAAAAACGATCGAAGTCGAAATACGGCAACCAGAAAGTGGAAACACCCGAGGGCCTGACGTTCGACTCCAAAGCGGAATATCGGCGCTGGTGTGAGCTCAACATCCTGGTGCGCGCCAAAGAAATCACCAATCTGCAGCGCCAGGTGTCGTTTGATCTAGTGCCGGCCCAGGTGTCACCTGATGGGACCAAGTTGCGTCCTGTGGCTTATGTGGCCGACTTCACCTACCGGGACAAATCCGGCAATTTTGTCGTAGAGGATCCCAAGGGTGCCTCAACTGCTGAATGGGTCATTAAGAAAAAGCTCATGCTGCATGTGCACGGGATCTGGGTGCGGGAGATTCGATCGTGATAGCCAAGCCCGGTGAACTTACCCCCAGGCAGGCCGCATTTGTGCGCGAGTACCTGGTTGATCACAATGGCACGCAGGCTGCTATTCGTGCTGGCTACAGCGCCAGGACAGCAGCGGAGCAGGCCAGCCGACTGCTAACGTATGTTAAGGTTTCAGAGGCCATAGAGTTTTCTCAAAATGCCATGGCCGCCAAGACTGAAACAGACGCTGAATGGGTGCGCCGCCGGCTCAAGGAAGAGGCTGATGACTTTTCGGAGTTCGCCTCACATTCAGCACGAATCAGGGCTTTGGAGTTGGTGGGCAAGATCAATGGTGTGTTTGAAATCGACAATAAGCAAAAGGTCGAGCCCTTCGCTGACTTCCTCAAGTCGCTGCCTGGCAGTGTGTTGGACGTGGCCAGGTTTGTCCCTGATGCCGAACCAGAGGCTGATGAATGACGCCCGATGAGTTACGGCCGCTGATGTCCGACCCGGTTTGGCGGCTGTCAAATTTGTACAAAATCATCATCAAGGGCGAAGAGGGTGAAATTGGCCTGGTGGTGGACTTCAAGCCCAACCGCGCCCAGCGCCGGCTGATGGCCAGGCTGCATCACCGCAACATCATCCTGAAAGCCCGGCAGTTGGGCTTCACGACCCTGATCGCCATTCTGTGGCTGGACACGGCGCTGTTCTCCAAGGATCCGATTCGCTGCGGCATCATTGCCCAGGACAAGGAGGCGGCCGAAGTGATCTTCCGCGACAAGGTGAAGTTTGCCTATGACCACTTGAGTGATGCACTCAAGGCCGCGATGCCGCTGGCCACCGAGAACAAAAGTGAGTTGATGTTTGGCCACAACGGCGCCAGTATTCGAGTGGCCACGTCGATGCGCTCGGGCACCATCCACCGGCTGCACATTTCGGAGTTTGGCAAGATCTGCGCCAAGTACCCGGACAAGGCGCGCGAGGTGGTGACCGGCTCCATACCGGCCGTGCCGCTGTCTGGCATTCTGGTGATTGAGTCCACGGCGGAAGGGCAGGATGGCGAGTTTTACGCCATGACCGAGCGCTCCAAGGCGCTGCACCAGAAGCGCACGATGCTGACGCCCAAGGATTACCGCTTCCACTTCTTTGCCTGGTGGGAGGCGCCTGAGTACGAGTTGGACCCGGAGGGGGTGATCTTCACCGAGGTCGACCTGATCTACTTCAACGACATCGAGTCCAAGATGGGTCGCACGCTGTCGGACGCCAAGCGCGCCTGGTGGGTGGCGACACGGGATTCGGACTTTGGCGGCGATGCCTCGCTGATGTGGCAGGAATACCCCAGCACGCCGGAAGAGGCGTTCCAGGTGTCGACCGATGGCTGCTACTACGCGGCGCAACTGGCGCTGGCGCGCAAGCAGGGGCGCATTCACAAGTCGATCCCGTTGGAAGCCGCACCGGTGAACACGTTCTGGGACTTGGGGCGAGGTGATGCCACGGCGATCTGGTTTCACCAGCGTGTGGGCATGGAGAACCGCTTTGTGCGCTACTACGAGGCCAGCGGCGAGGATCTGTCGCATTACGTGGTCAAGCTGCAGTCTCTGGGCATGGTGTTTGGCACGCATTACGTGCCACATGACGCGGAGCATCGGCGCTTAGGGATCACACCCGACACCAATAAGACCTTGAAGGAAATGCTGGAAGCCCTGATGCCTGGCCAGCGCTTTCAGGTGGTGCCGCGCATCACCAACATTGGCTCAGGGATCCAGGCGACCCGCAATGTGTGGTCAAGCTGCCACTTTGACGAGAGCACCTGTGGCGATGGCCTCAAGCGCCTGGCCAACTACAAAAAGGAATGGGACAAGACGCGCGGCTGCTGGCGCGACCAGCCGCGGCATGATGAAAACTCACACGGGGCTGATGCTTTTCGCCAGTTTGGCCAGGAGGCTGACGGAGGCAATGTGTTCCCGCGCGGGGCCTCGACCTCGGGTGGATTCAAGCGCAGGGGCTCGGCAATGGCTGTGTGACGTGGCAAGGATGGCAACCTACCTTGAGTTCAACTCGGGGAAATTGCCATGGCCGCTACCATTGATACAGCAAAGGCGTGGATGTCGCGCCAGCACGGCGACATCACCGCCATTTACACCTGGGTCAACGATGAGCGCGCCCTGGTGCTGGTGCCCACCTTCCGCAAGAATGCGCCCTGGTACATCGTCTGCGAGTCTGCCGCCTACAAATACGACGATGAGCGCTATCTGGCACACCAGGCGCCCAAAGCCTGCCAGGTGCTGGGAATTGAGCCGTCAACCACCAACTGGGTGCGTATTGCCGGCATCATCAACGATGGCCTGCCTGACCTGATCCGCATTCCGACCCGGCCAGAGGCCAAGCCCGAGGGCCGCAAGTTTGGCGAGCTCAAGGTGATGGCCGATGGCGTGCAAATCGGCGGCGAGGACATCTTGGTCGAAAACGAGGTGCCTTCTTATGCTTGAACAAAAGCCAGTTCGCACCAAGGCCACGGGCGACACTTATTCCGACCTGATGGAGCAGGGCGACAGCTTTGGCAAGGGTGCCGCACCTGGCAGTGACCTGGACTCTGCGGCCGCGCACAAGGAGCACTCCAAGATCATGTCCTGGTATCTGCTGGAGCGTGACAAGCAGAGCACAAACCGGCATGAAATGGCGCTGGACCAGGATTTCTACGACAACCTGCAATGGGATCCGGAAGACGCCGCCATCCTCAAGGACCGGGGGCAATCGCCCTTGGTCTACAACGAGGTCGCGCCGATGGTGGACTGGCTGATTGGCACCGAGCGCCGCGCGCGTGTGGACTGGAAAGTGTTTCCGCGCACCGAGGATGACGTGGACATGGCCGACACCAAGACCAAGGTGCTCAAGTACGTGAGCGACATCAACCGCGTGCCGTTTACCCGGTCCCGTGCCTTTGCCGATTCGGTGAAGGTGGGTGTGGGCTGGCTGGATGACGGGGTGCGCGATGACCCAACACAGGACATCATTTACAGCAAGTACGAGGACTGGCGCAATGTGCTCTGGGACTCGGCCGCCTACGACCTGGACCTGAGTGACGCGCGCTACGTATTTCGTTGGCGCTGGGTGGACGAGGACATTGCCCTGATGATGTTCCCGGACCGCAAAGAACAGATTCACGCCGCCTGCAATGACAGCGGCAACCGTGAGTACGACGAGGATGACGCGACCGGCTTCTATGACGCCAACAGCGACCCCGAGCACAGTGGCCGCCTGGTGGCTGCCGGAAGTTACTCGCGCCATGATGTGCGCCGTTCGCAGATCAAGCTGATCGAGTGCCAGTACCGCAAGCCAACACAGGTCAAGATCGTGGCCGATGGCCCCTTGAAAGGCCAGTTTGTGCACGAACAAGACCTGGCCATGCAGAGCAACCTGCAGAGTAGCGGCGCATCGGTGATCGAGAAGGTGATGATGCGCACGCACTTTGCCGTGTTCACCGAAGCCTCCATGATTTCCATGGGCGCCAGCATTTACCGCCATAACCGCTACAGTCTGACCCCGATTTGGTGCTATCGCCGCGGCAAGGACCGGCTGCCCTATGGCGCCATTCGCCGGGTGCGTGACATTCAACAAGACCTGAACAAACGCGCCAGCAAGGCCTTGTTCTTGATGAACACGAACCAGGTGATTGCCGATGAGGGCGCCGTCGATGACTGGAACACCTTGCGCGACGAGGTGGACCGCCCGGACGGCATGATCGTGAAGAAGTCGGGCAAGTCCATCGAGATTCGGCGCGACTCGGAAATGGCCAGTGGCCAGATCAACATGATGACGCTGGCGCAGAGCACGATTCACCGTGCATCAGGCATCAGCAACGAGAACCTGGGGCGGCAAACCAATGCCACGTCAGGCCTGGCGATTCAGGCCCGGCAACTGCAGGGCTCTGTGGTCACGACCGAGCCGTTTGACAACCTGCGACTGGCGGTGCAAGTGCAGGGCGAGAAGCAACTGAGCCTGACCGAGCAGTTTTACACCGATGAAAAGGTGGTACGCCTGACCGGTGCGCGCGGCGCGGTGGAGTGGGTCAAGATCAACACACCCGAAGTGCAGCCAGACGGAACCACGCGCTACTTGAACGACATCACGGCCACCGCGGCTGATTTTGTGGTGGCGGAACAGGATTACAACGGCACCATGCGCCAGGTGATGTTCGAGCAACTGAACAAAATGGCCGGCCGGCTGGCGCCTGACATCGCGTTGCGTTTATTGCGTATGGCCATGGAATTCAGCGACTTGCCCAACAAGGACGAGATTTCCGACCAAATCCGGCAACTGACCGGTGAGCAAGATCCCAACAAGGAAATGACACCCGAGCAGGCACAACAAGCCCAGGCGCAAATGCAGCAACAGGCCGAAGCCTTGCAACTGCAACGCGAAACCGCCATGACGGCGCTGGAAGAGCAGCGCGCCAAGGTCAAGCTGATCAATGCCCAGGCTGAGAAGATCATGGCCGATTTGGGCGCAGGGCAGGGCGA